GAATTACGCAATGACAAAGAGGTGGTGCTGGCAGCGGTTGGTTACAATGGGAATCTCTTGAGGAGTGGGCGTGCGTTGAAATATGCGAGTGAGGAATTGAGGAATGATATAGATGTGGTTAGGGCAGCTTTAAGTAAGTCTTGGACCGCAGTTAACTATGCAAGTAGGCAAATCCAACGTAACATTATCCAAGATTGGCTAGGAATTAAAGAGGTAAAAAATGATTAATAACAACAGTACGAAAGAAGAAGTGTTGGAAGCTGTGAGACGAGATGGGAGTGAGTTGCAGTATGCAAGTGAGGAATTGAAGGGTGATCGGGATGTCGTGATGGCAGCGGTGAAGCATGACGCGCCATCGGCGTTGATATATGCGAGTGTTGAGTTGCGTGCTGAGCGTGAAGTGGTACTGGAAGCGGTTAGGTGGGATGGGTTGGCGTTGGGACATGCGAGTAAGGAATTGAGAAATGATCGTGAGATAATGCTAGAAGCGGTGCGAGAGAACGGGCATGCCTTGTACTATGTAAGTGTTGAGTTGCGTGCTGATCGTGAGGTAGTTCTGGAAGCGGTGAAGCATAAGGGGTATGCGTTGCAGTATGCGAGTAAGGAATTGAGAAATGATCGTGAGGTGGTGGGGGAAGCGGTAAAGCAGGATGGACATGCGTTGAAGTATGCGAGTGCGGAATTGCGGAAGGATAAAGAGGTAGCACTGGCAGCGGTGAAGGAAACTGGGCATGCGTTAAGGTGGGTGAGTGATGAATTAAAGGGCGACCGTGAGGTGGCACTGGCAGCCGTGAGGAAGAGTGGTTTTGCGTTGGAGTATGCAAGTGAAGAATTGCAGGCTGATCGTGAAGTAGTGTTGGAAGCGTTGAAGCAGAAGGGCCTTGCGTTAACGTTTGCGAGTGAGGAATTGCAGGCTGATCGTGACGTAGTGTTGGAAGCGTTGAAGCAGAATGGCCTTGCGTTAGCGTTTGCGAGTGAGGAATTAAAGAGTGAGTTCGGCAATGATTAAACCAACCTTAACTTATGACTCATTAACGCAAGAGTATTTTTATTCTTGCAGTCGCGAGGAGAAAGACATACCGAAACAATGCCGGATGAAGTGGTCCGCTGGAAACACGGCTTGGAAAACTAAAGACTGGGCATTAGCTATGAGAGCCGCAGAGCTTTCAGGGATTGGGAACAAAATGTTTGCGGATAAACTTTTACAGCCACCCGCTCGGCTCACCCTCCCAGATTTCTTATACGACTACCAGAAAGAAGGCATCCAAACAATCGTAGCGAATAAAAATTTATTGCTTGCTGACGAGCAGGGCCTCGGTAAAACTGTACAAACCATTGAGGCCTTGCGGTACATAGACGTCCGGCGCATTTTAGTATTGTGTCCGGCATCACTAAAGTATATGTGGCAGGAACAATTTGACCAATGGTCGGACAACCTACTCACCCAAGTAGTAGCCAATGGCAAGACACAAATTCTATTTACTAACAACGTCGTAATTGCTAACTACGATCTGGTGTCTAAACGGTATATCTATGAGCAGTTACGCGCATGGGCCCCCGATATGGTGATCTATGATGAAGCGCATTACCTTAAGAACCCCACGTCCAAACGGGCCAAGGCGTCGTTTCTACTGGGGGCTAACGCTAACCGGCGGCTGATGCTTACTGGTACCCCAATGCTTAACCGGCCTATCGAGCTGTATAGCATACTTCGGTTTTTAAAACGAGAAGCGGTTGAGCCATACGACAATTATAAAAAGTACGGGTATAAGTTTTGTAACGGTAAAGAGGGGCCATTTGGTTTTGATGTTAAGGGAGCCAGTTGTACCGACGAGTTAAACTACAGGCTCAAACGCACCGTGATGCTCCGGCGACTAAAGGCCGATGTGCTTACAGATCTACCGAGCAAGACGATGCAGATTATTCCCATGGAGCAAACCAAAGACACTAAAAAGATAGTCAAGCAGGAAGGATTGTTTGACGTGAATAAGATTTTAGAGAAGCCCGACGCCAACCTTATTGGCGAGATGGCTACTATCCGTCGAGAGCTTGGAGAAGCTAAGTTGCCACAGAGCATTAGTTACATTAAAGATGTAATGGCGAGTGGCGTTGAAAAGGTTGTGGTGTTTGCGTACCACAAGGCAGTATGTGAAGGGTTGTACGAAGCGTTTAAAGAGGAAGGTGCGGTGCTAGTCTATGGCGGTACTACTTCAACAGATCGCCAACGCTACGTCGATCGGTTTCAAAAAGACGCAGACACCAAAGTCTTTATCGGCCAGATACAAGCTGCTGGCACTGGACTCACCTTAACTGCGGCCAGTCATGTAGTGTTTGTAGAGAACAGTTGGGTGCCCGGAGAGATGGACCAAGCAGTCGATCGCTGCCACCGCATTGGTCAGAATAATAAAGTGACTGCCCAAGTATTGGTTGTGAAGGATAGCATCGACCATGTTATAATGAGATCAATGTTTTTTAAAAAGAGAAGGATTAAGGAGGTTTTAAAATGAATGTGTTGAGTTTGTTTGACGGTATGAGTTGCGGCCAAATTGCGCTAGACCGCCTCGGCATAAAAGTAGAAAACTATTATGCCAGTGAGATTGACAAGTACGCCATTAAGATTGCTCAGAAAAACTACCCAAACACTATTCAGTTGGGCGATATTAAAAACGTAAAGGGTAAAGATTTACCAAACATTGATTTACTTCTGGCGGGATCACCGTGCCAAGGGTTTAGTTTTGCAGGTAAACAATTGGCCTTTGACGACCCCAGATCAGCTTTGTTTTTTGAGTTTATTAGGCTATTAGAAGAGTGTAAACCAAAATACTTTTTACTCGAAAATGTGCGCATGAAGAAAGAGTATCTTGATGCGATTACGGATTTAGTGGGGGTTGAACCGATCTTAATTAACAGTGCATTAGTTAGTGCTCAAAACCGACAGAGGTATTACTGGACTAACTTGCCTGTTGATGGCCAACCAGAGGACAAAGGACTGGTATTAAAAGACATATTGGATCCAAGTGTTACCCTCACTAAAGGGGGCAGATTAAAGCCGTTTAGCAACGATGGTTTGGGTTATGGAAACGGTTTGCTCCATGTAGGCGATGCTGATATAAAAGGGCATGACATACTCAAAAGAGTATACGATCGCCGAGGAAAAAGCCCAACACTAACCGCACATGGTGGTGGTAATCACGAGGCAAAGGTGGCTGAGGGTGGTGAAAGATGGCGAATTTTGACACCGCTAGAATGTGAACGGTTGCAAACCGTGCCAGATAATTACACCAAGGGCGTATCAAATACTCAACGATATAAAATGCTTGGTAATGGTTGGACGGTTGACGTTATTTGTCACATTTTAAAAGGAGTGCATGATGGAAGTAGTTGACCACAGAAAAGAAAAACTTAGTAAGATTATAAGCATGGAGCCGGACGAAACCCTAGCTGCCCACTATGACCCACTATTACGAAATCGTTTCGGCTATGGTAAAAAAAGAGCGTTACCGAGCTGCTATCGGTTCTTTGCAACTTACGGTTTGTTTTTAACTAAAGACGGCAGTCGATTACCCGGGGCAAGAGTAGAAATACATCACGAACTTTTAAACTTATCTGTGCAGGAAAACTGGCTACTCCCTTACATCGACGAATTATTAAACCCTAAGGACAAAGCATTAGACGACCTCGTTACGCGTTTGGCTAACTCGTTCAGAGCCGGAGTGACCCGTGTTAGTTGAGAAAGCGAGAAATTTTGCTATTACGTATCACGAAGGGCAGAAGTATGGGGGGCTACCGTACATGGAACACTTGCGTCAAGTGGCCACGTTTTTAATATTAGAGCTTGACATTACCGATGTAGACGCTGTTGCAGCTGCCTACCTTCATGACATATTAGAGGACACTCAATGTACTGCGGCACTGCTTGATCGAGAGTTTAACCAGTGGGTCACTGCGATAGTTAGAGCGTTGACCCGCGACCCGAACGAAACGAGCGAAGACTATATCATTAAGATTCACCATGCCGGTCGTTACGCCATGGCAGTAAAAACAGCAGACCGAGTGTGTAATTTAAAAAACCTAATAATCGATGCTGAGAAAGGTAACCTAAAACCGAAACTGATAAAGCGATACGAGCGTGAGCTTACAATCATACGGGAGTATTTCCCTATGGAATTCGTAGCGCATATCAGTGGGGCGCACAGTCATTTGAGGAGCGTACTATGAGCGCGCATTCACTATTCGGCGCGTCATCCGCACAGATTTGGACCAATTGTACCGCACAGCCATGCTTGGCTTCACAAGCTAAAACATTTGAGGAGCAAACCGATTACGCCAGCGAAGGCACCGCTGCGCATAATATAGCCGCCGAGATTTTAAAAGGCACGTTGCCCATAGAGGCCATCGACACATTATCTGATGAAATGGTCGATGCGATTACGATGTACGCTCAATACGTGAAGCGACACGTTAAGAAAACCAGTAAGCTATATGTAGAGCAACGTATCCGACTGGACTCTATTGACGGTGGTCGCTTTTTTGGCACGGCGGATGCTATCGTATCGTCTAAAACAACCATCACGGTTATCGATTTTAAATACGGCCAAGGCATTAGTGTGCAACCAGAGAACAATCCCCAACTGCTTTATTATTTGTTGGGCGCAATAGAGCTTGAGGGACTTGACATCATGTGCGGTAAAAAGTTTTATGTGGCGATTGTGCAACCGCGGATGGAGAAAGACCCAATCCGTAAAGTTGAAGTGCCGGCTCGATCGTTGATTGCGTTTCAAGCATTTTTAGAAGGACGCTATGAGAAAGTAAAAGAAGACCCAGAATACAATCAAGGCTCTTGGTGCCAGTTTTGTAAAGTGAAAGGCGTGTGTCCCGAACTTAAACGAATTAGCAACGTCACGACTAAAACCGATATTGAAGGCGATGTTACGTCGTTGCCCGAGGTGGAGCAACTAAGCATGGAAACAATCAGCAAGGTGTTAGAAAATGCCAGTGCTATAAAGAAGTGGTTGACAGCGGTTGAAGCCTATGGCTATAATCTAGCTTTAGAAGGTTGTGAGATTCCGAGACATAAATTAGTATTAGGTGGCCGAGCCACCAGAAAATGGATTAATGAGAGCAAGGTCGCTGAAGATTTACAGAGCAAATATGGCCTCGATATTTTCGATATTAAACTCAAGTCTCCAGCCCAGATGGAAAAGTTAGTCGATGACAAGGAGGTTGTGCAACAATATGTTATGGTGCCAGAGAAAAAACCAGTACTGGTTTCGGACACCGATAAAAGAGAGCCTTATAATTTAGGCAACGAGTTAACAAGTTTATTAGATCAAGGAGATTAAAATGGCAAAACAAAGCTACAAAAACAATGTTATTACCCCAGTGGGTCGGTTATCGTACCCGTATTTAGTAGATAAACTAAGTACGCAAATCGACGGCCGCCTTATTGAGAAGTGGTGCGTTGACTTGCTGTTCCCTAAAGACACCGACTTATCAGCATTAAATAAAATCGTTAAAGATTTAATTAAAGAACAATGGCCAAAAGCAACACCCGAGTTGGTGAAGAAGATTCGAGTACCGTTTAAAGATGGAAACGCTAACCTAGATAAAGAAGGTGAGATCAAGCCCGGGTACGAAGATATGATTTACGTTTCGCTTGACACTAAGAATCAAGCACCGCTTTTAAAAAACGCTAAAGGCGAGGTTATGACCGCCGAGGAAGGCCGGAACGAAATATATGGCGGATGCTACGGTCGCGCGTTAGTTAACGCCGGAACGTATGATCACCTTGGCAATAAAGGTGTTAAGTTTTACCTATCCGCTGTCCAAAAGCACCGAGACGGTGAGCCAATGGGCGACGGTAAAACGACGTCAGCCCAAGTCGATAAACTTATGGAGGCGTTTGACGATCAAGAGGACGCAACCGATAACTCAGATTTGTTGAGCTAGGGCGCGCTCATGCTATATATCGACTTCGAAACAAGGTCCTACTGTGACCTAACAGCCAGTGGTTCGTGGCGATACGCACAAGACCCAACAACCGAGATCTTGTGCATGGCCTACGCTTTCTCAGATACTGAGCCTAAACTAGTAATAGGCTCCGAGCTGCCAGATATAGTAGCCTTGCACATTGATATGGGTGGGAT